CATCCCCCGGTCGATGATCTCGTTGCGCTGGGTCGCGCGCTTGTTCTTGGCACGCTGGACGTCCTTCAGCGCCTCGATCAGCGAGCGGGAGAAGAAGCGGCCGGTCACCCGCTGCCAGTGGAAGTAGACGACGCCCGAGCAGGGATCGCCGTTGGCGTCCTTGTAGGGCAGGCCGTCGGTGACGTCGAGCAGCTTCAGCTTGTTGCCGGCGAAGCGGAAGACACGACCCTGCGGTGCTTGTGGTCCCGGCCGCTGGAAGTAGGTGAAGAACCAGACATGACCGCGGAGGCGGTTCTTTGCCCGGTCGGCGCCTGCACCCGGTGCCCCGACGATCGCCTGACCGAGCGTCGAGGAGATGTCTCCGTCCTCGGTCAGGTCGTCGGCAACGCCTGGGTAGCGCGCCTTGATCGACGCGAGCTGCATCGGCTCGACGAGGCAGTCGAAGGGGAAGTAGCGCTCGTGGGCGACGCCGGTCGGAGGCAGGATCCCGAAAGCTGAGTAGGGCTGCCAGCAGATGCGCCCCTCGGGCACGTCCTTGTACTCCGGGCGCGGCCCCGACCCGAGCATCGCGGCCGATGCGGCCTCATATGCCTGCTCGCGCGGCACCGGCTGGCCGTTCAGGTGCGGCACGTCCTTGTAGGCGACCTTGCCCTGGCTCGGGTCGAAGTGGCAGCGCACCGCCGAGGTTCCCAGGTCCATCGTCAGCCGGTCGGTCTCGGCCAGTACGCCGTCGCCGTCCCACTGGTGGTCCCAGCCGAAGCCGATCGCGCGGTTGACCGCCGTCTGGAAGTCCTCCGCGCTCTGGTCGTCGTGGACGAGCAGTAGCTCCGGGCGGTCGTCGTCAGAACCCATCTCGCCGAGCAGGGCCGAGCGCGCCTCGAAGATGATGTCGGCCGTGTAGAGCTCGCGGCTCTTGTAGCGCGGGTCCATCTCCTGGATGTGGCGCAGCGTGCGGTCCTTCGTCGAGACGCCGAGCCACTGCTCGCCGGCGGCGAAGGCGAGGTTCAACTGCCAGGTCGGGTGAAAGGCCTTCTGCGCCTCGCGGGATCGCTTGATGTCCTCGCGTCGGGGGGAGGCGAGCTTCTCAGCATCGACCATCTGCCCGCCGAGGTCGACCGCCAGGATCTCGGCCATCGGTTACTCCGGCGAGACAGCGTCGATGAACTGCTCGGGGTTGGTCGTGAAGAACTCGTCGGGCAGTTCAACGTCTTCGCTGTAGTTGCGCGGCGGCAGCGTCCAGGTGTGCCCGGTGACGTGCAGGATCTTGTCGAGCAGGTTCTCGTTCTGGCGTCGGAGATAGGTGATCTCACGATCCTTGTCGTGGACGATCTTCTCGTGGTCACGGCGTCGCATCAGATTTTGGTAGGCCGCTGCGGATACGGATGGGTCATGCGGTACTTCTTCAGGGCTTGTGCTCGCTCTCTCTGAGCTCGCGGTGTGGAGCTGGGGCGCGGCGGTGGTTTGTAGTAGTTCGGCGACTTGTTCAACTCGTTCAGCACCGAAATGTCGCTCTTGAGTGCCATCACTTAGCTCCTTCGATCGAGTCGATCTCGCCGCCTTCGAGCACGGCCACCCGCTGCTCGAGCAAGATGATCCGTTGGGCGAGCTGGTTCAGTGCCATGTCCTGCACCGAGCCGTAGCCCTCGCGCGCTGCCTGCAACTGATCTTCGAGGTTGCGCTCGTCGATGCCACGGAACTCGAGCGTGTTAGTCGAGCGCTGGCTCATCGAAGTCCTGCTCGGGATCGCTGGCCGGCACCGTGACGAGCTCGCGGGTTGCGTCGGTCGTCGCCTGAATCGACTCGATCGTCTGCTCGAGGCGCGCCTGCAACTGATCGGCCCGCTGGCGCTCGTGCTCGTACTGGGCGGTGCGCTCGGCGAGCAGATTCTCCTGCTGCTGGTAGGTCGCCAGCAACGCGCGGATGTCGGTGCCTGCCTGGGAGAGTTCCTGCTCCTTGGCGACCAGCGTCTTTCGCACCCGCAGCAGGTCGTCCTGCTCGTCGCCCTCGATGAATCCCCAGGCCTTCGCCGCTTCCTTCATGTGGATCGCGCAGAGGTACGGACGCAGACCGTGCGGCCCGAAGTCGATCTCGAAGTCGAGCAGCTCGCCCGTACCAGCGGTGCAGACCATGCAACCGCGCGGCGCAAAGAGCGTGTGGTCGCCGACGATCCGTCTCATTCGGCGTCGAAGTCGATGTTGAGCGCGCGGCCGACCTTGTCCTTCAGGTCGTTGAACTCAGCGCGCAGCGAGTCGTGGGCCGACTTGCTCGCGTACTTGTGCTCGACCTTCGCCGGCGCCTTCTTCGGTGCGGGCTTCTTCTTGGCTTCCGCCATCGTTGCCTCCTTCACTGGAAAACAGCCACACGACCTGATACGGTTGACCCCGTTGAAGGGTCTAGCGCATCTCTTTTGGTCTAACTCTCGGAGCCGTGCCTCGGCTGCGCTAGACCCGTACGCTGGGGCACGGCTCCGAGGGTAAAAGGAGGTGCGCCAGCAATGGCGAAGTCCAGCATGGTCGAGGCCGATGTTCAGCCTCTCGAAGCACGGTATGGGCTCGAGCAGCCCTACACGATGGAGCTCACGCTCCGCGGCACGACCCCGTTTCTGTTCAACCGCTTCTTCGATCTCGAGGCGTACGCCGAGAGCGACCCCGGTCGCAAGAAGAAGCCGCGCGAGCGAGGTCTGCACGACTACGAAGCAATGGTCGAGCGGGACGACGCCGGGCAACTGGCCGTCAGCACGCAGAACGTCATCGCTGCGATCGTCTCAGCGGGCAAGTACTTCAAGAGTCCGATCAGCGGTAGTGGCGGCGCGACCACAACGCTTCGTGAGTCGCTGATCCCGGCTGTTGACTACGCGAGCTTCGGAGTCGACACCTGGGACTGCATCGACTTTCGTCTCGCCCGCAACGGCGACATGAAGCGTACGCCGAAGCCGACCTGGCGCCCACGCTTGGAGAAGGGCTGGCTGCTGACCGCTCAAGTCGGCATCACCGCTCCCGAGATCTACGGTCCAGCGCGCCTGCTCGAAGTCATCACACGCTCGGGCATTTCTAGCGGCATCGGTGATGGCCGCAAGATCGGAATGGGCCGGTTCGTGCTCGGCTCACACAGCCTCGAAGAGGGTCTGCCCTGGTAAAGAACGCGGCGTGGTAGGGACGGGCTTAGGCCTGGCGAGGCGAGGTGAGCCCGGGCAAGGCACGGTCTAGTCGGTCAAGGTTTGCACGGCGAGGTCAGGGAGGTCCCGGATCAGGCCCGGTTAGGCTTGGTGTGGCTAGGAGAAGCGCGGCACGGCTGGGTGGGTACGGCTCGGTTGGGTATCGCAAGGCATGGGATTCACACGTAGTACGGATGCACATCCTGCTCGGCGCGGTCCTGCTTCTGCTCGTAGAGGTAGAGCGCCGCAGCGCGAGGGTTGTCGGGAACCTGGTCGGGCTCCTGCGAGGTGGGGAAGCGGCTCATCACCCCGTAGCGGGCAGCAGCGACGGCGTGGCCGTGGGCCGACTCCCACTTGGGATCGATCATCTCGCCGCCGTGGCGCATGTCGATCGGCTGCAGTAGAGCCGTCCGCAGTTGCGAAACGAGTTGCGGGCAGTAGCGCTCGACGAGGAAGAGGCGCGGTGCGCCCTTCTCGCCGCGCCGTGGATGCCAGTCGGGGAAGCGCCGCTTCGGGTCGATCTCGAGGAACTCGCGCAGTCTCGTGTAGCCCGAGCGTGGGTTGTTGTTGGCCTTCGCCAGGTTCAGTCCCTGGTCGGCGAACTCGGTCATGATCGTCGCCGGCGCGCCGAGCCTCGTGAGCGTCGAGGTTGGCGCCGCCAGCGATGCCGGGTCACCCCAGCAGACCTTCGAGCCGGTCTTGCGCCGCAGGTTGTGGATCGCGGGCGCTGTCTCCGAGGGCAGCCCAGGCTTGTAGTAGGTGTAGAAGCAGATCAGGTTTCCGTCGCCGTCGATCGCCCAGAAGTGCCAGGCGGTCGGGTTGGTCAGCCCGTAGTCCATCGACTCGAAGCGCTCCCACCAGCCGGGCATCTTGAAGGGCTCGATCAGGTGCTCCGGCCGCAGGCGGAAGGCGGCTCCCTCAATCACCGACCAGTCGCCCTCGAGCAGTTGACGGCGAAGCGCATCGGGCAGCTTGCCCAGGCCCTCGCTGTACTCGGCGACGTCGAGGCCGGGGTTGTCGGCGACCTTGGCCGGGATGAAGACGACCCCGTCGCCGCGCTGGTTGACGAAGCGGTCGGCGACCCACTGGTGGCCGGCCCCGCCGGGGTTGGAGGCCGAGCGAGCCCGGATCGGAATGCCTGCCGCCTTCATCGCCAGCGAGCGGCGAGCTCGGGAGAAGGCGATGTACTCGTACTGCGACTCGGTGAAGTGGGTCAGCTCGTCGAAGGCGACGTACTGGTAGGCCTGCCCCTGGTAGCGGTACTTGTCCCGCTCCTCCTCGCAGTGGCCGAACTGGATCGTTGCCCCGCTCGGAAACGTCCAGCGGTGCTTCTGCTCGTTCCACTTCGCGTCGGTGTCGGCAAGCCAGTCGTGCGACTGCGAGATCAGACCGTCGGCGCCTTCGAGCTCGGGAAAGGTGCGGCGCAGGATCAGGGCCGAGTAGTCGGAATGGTCGACGTACTGGAGCGCTCCCATGAGCAGCGCCGCGGACTTGCCGCCGCCGGCCGCGCCGCCGTAGAAGGCCTCGCGGCTATCGAGCAGCAGGTAGATCGCCTGCAGGGCGCTTGGCAGCTCCTCCAGGTCGGGCAGGTACTTCCGAAGCGGCGGGTAAAGCCGCTTCAAGTCGATGATCGAGCTGCTCGAGAACTCCTGCTTCTCGGGCAACGGCGATGAGGTGGCCGAGCGCGAACTCGCCTCTGTGCTCATGCTCGACCCTCCCGGTCACTTCGATCTGCGTCTTGTCGCCGTACTCGGGGTGATTGCGAGTCGCCCAGGCCTTGGTCAGCGCATCGCCGGCCTCGCCCGACTGGACGCGGCGGTCGATCAGTTCGTCGACGGCCGAGGCGCGGCAGGTCTCTTCCTTCGCCTTGATCTGCTCGAACCACTCGCGGTCACCGTTGGCCGACTTGAAGGCGCCGAGCGGAAGGCCGATCTGCTTGGCCGACTGGTAGACCGAGAGGCCCGACTCGACCAGCGCCTCAAGCTTGACGTAGTCGTTGTGGCTGGCGACCTTGCGGGAAGCCATCGGCTCAGTAGGACGGCAGGTTGGCGGCGCTGAGTGCGGGCCGGGGAGCGACGATGCGGGTATGCGGCCGAACCTGCACGACGCGATGCTGAAGCTGGGGGAGGATCCCCGGCTGAGCGGCAGGCTGAGCCTGACGCGGTTGCTGGCCGGCAGCCTTGGCGAGCATCGCCCTCAAGGCGATCAACTGCGGCGTCGGCAGAGCCTGGACGGGGTCGGCCGACCGAGGCTGAGGCGACCCGAGGCCTGGGATCTCGCCGGCCGGGATCGCCGAGACGCCGCCGCCCGGACCACCGAGCGGAGGCAGGCCCAGACGAGCCCGTTGGGCGTTCAGCAGGGCCAGTTGAGCACCCGTCCGCTCACCGGGCAAAGTCGTCCCCTGCTGCCGTCGCCAGTACGGCCCGCTGCGGCCGGGATCGATGGGAACCAGAGCCATCTGTGGCCTCGTTT